CTCCGGCTTGCGGGGCCACGACTTCATTGAAGTATTGCTCCTGAGCCTGCGCTTTTTGTTCTGGTGCTAACGCCTGATACTGTGGAGAGGCGATAACATCTTTCCATGCTTTAGCCATTAATCACCCCATAGTGAAGAAAAATTACTGCTGGCTGCTGGCTGTGATACCTGTGTAGGTTGAGATTGCTGCCGCTGAGATTTACCAACATTAACGTTATATTGCTGGTTGTAATTGTCGGTATATTGCTGAATGTCGCGCATTGATTGTTGCAGTGCTTCAGGGCTTGAGAAATCAACCTGTGGCATACCTTGAAAATACAGCTTTGCTTCTGCAACGGTGTTGATACCGGATGCCCCCATGTCTCTGGCTGCTGCAATGCCCTGATTCTGCATCTTTCCTTGGATTCGCTGTGCAGCGTTGTATAGTTTCCTCTGATCACCACCAGATGCACGGCTACGAATATCTGCACCAAGAGCAGGAGAACCTGAAGAGCCTGTAATGCCAGTCATGAAGCCAAGATCGTCAATTGATGCACCAGAAATTGCATCAAGATCTTTCTTCATTGCGTAATTCTGCGCGCTTGCTGCCGATGTAGCCGGAGCGGCAATAGAGCCAGCAGGGACGCGAACCATATTCCCCTCGTTGTCGATACCTTCGTAGAACGCATTAGCCCCAGCGCCGTGAAGTTTCCCGCCTACCGTTACAGTTCTGCCATCTGATAACTGAACTGTACGCTCATCATTCCCAGCGGTTCCTCTTGTTGACGCTCGCTGCATTGCCAAATCCTGCCCGCGTCGCGCAGTAGAAGCAGATAAATCCTGACCGCGCATCGTGATGTTCTGACCTCGTGCTGTTAGCGCCTCGCCAGCCTGATTGCTGCGGATTGTCTCTGCCAGCCTGCCTCGGTCAATTTCACGACCAGCCATCTTGTCCTGAACATTGAAGTAATCAATCGGACCAAGAGCAGCCATTCCAAGGTGATCAACAAACTCACCAAATCCTGAAGGGTTCTGCTGATACATCTGAGCAACGCTGTTAGGGTCAACACCGACGCGAGTCAGTTCCTTGGTGTTGTTTTGCAGCCATGATTGCATTGCTTCTGGAGACGATGACGCAAGGCGTGCGCCAGCCGCTAAGGTGCCGATAGAATTACGCTGGTCTTCATCAATGAATCCCATGCCTTTACGAACGGATTCAATCTGGTCTGGATATTGAGTAGCCAACTGACGCAAAGCGCCGCGATCACCAGACGCATAAGCATTAGCGTACGCCTGCTGAAATTCTTTCTGCCGCTGAGCCTGCTTTTCCTGCTGAAACACCCCTGCAATACCTGAAAGGCCTTGCAAAGCAGTCAGCCCAACATTGTTAGCGCCTGAACGCTCAATATCATTGTTCTGCCTGATAAGCTGAAGCGTATTGCCGATGTCATTTACGCTCGGAGCGTTTGAGTTGACGCCGCCGATACCAGCCAACAATCCGCCGTTTGTTCCTTGCCAAGTAGCCATGATTACCCCTTAAAACAACGAGCCAAGCAATCCGATACCAGCACCAATGCCAGCGCCCCAAGGCGTTGATGTTCCCAAAAGACTGGCAAGACCTGCACCGGCAATCGCACCAGACGTGCCACCGCTAATTGCAGTCTGAAGACTTGATGGTTTATTGGCATTAGCAGCGGCAAGTGCTGCACTTTGCTGTGCAATGCTGCTCATGTTGTTGGCGTATGTCTGCCCAGCGTTTGCCTGACCTTGCAGCGCACCAAGCCCAACGTTTGCCAGATTGTTGTAATTGCTCATCTGGTTTGATAACCACGACTGACCGAGAGTCGGCGCGATCGTAGCCAGTTGATTGCTTGTAGCTGTCGAACCAAGTCCGCCAGTCGCCTCCGCAGCAGCAAGACTCTGGTAACGAGCCTGACCTGCAAGGTCTTTATACTGCTGAGAATTGTAATACTGATTAAGTGCCTGCCCCTGACCTTCTAAACTGGAAAGATTCTGAAGCTGGTTAACATACTGCTCCGCAAGCGGCGTGAACGGAGCAAGGTTTTTCATGATCGTCTGCCACTGCTGATTTTGCAGGTCTGCGGCATACTTCTGGGCTTCTGCTGCATACTTTGCGCTTTTATCAGAACTGCCACCTTTCCCGCCTTTTTCAGGGCAATAAGGTTCCTCGCCGCGCAGTTTTCTGCCCAGCTTAAATGCATATAACATGGCTATCTCCCGTGATTCAGGAAGTCGATTAGTTCTTCGCGTGTGGCGCTGTAAAAAGTCACGTCATCCACGCCTTTAAAGTATTTCTTGATGGTTCCGACACGCTTAAGGCCAATCATTGCGCAGTAAATCTGCCCGTGGCGGAATTTGCGTGCGGCGAACGATGTGACGCACTGAACGGTGGTGTTAGTCAGAATGTATCGCCAGAACGCCAGCCCGATTTCCTTGCTGAAGCCACGAACCTCTGGCAGGTACATGGCGTGGCAATCGAATGTCAGCGGCTGAATCTCCTGATAGTAAACAATGCCGCCGAACTGCCCGTGCACGTTCACCTCAAAGTAACGGCAATCAGGTTTGTAGTCGTATCCATCACCGTTGTTGCTCCCGGCGATAATGTCAGGGTGATTTCCTACTGCTTCTATCAGGTCGATGTTTCGCGTTGGTTTGAATGTAATCATCAGTCAATCAACCCATGAGTCCGTAATGCATCTTCCAGAGCTTTGATACGCTGCCGCGCCTGCTGCAATCCTGTAGCCATAGCCGACACCTCAGACCGTGTGTATGTGGCACTTACCGTGTATGTCTGGTTAGCGTTGAATGAGCCGCGAAGAGCCGTACCTGTAGCCGCTGTCCACCCTGTCTGACGAGCACCAATAACCTTGGTGCCGCCGACCGAATAGGATGTTGTTACATTGAGGGGAGATGCCAGCGATTGTGTTGCAGTGGCTGTTTTCGATACATAGTCGTCCTGTAATGCAGAAATGTTGCTCTCAGCAGTCGTAACCCGGCCATCAAGAGCGCTGACGTCAGCCTGTAAAGTGACTATTTCTCCTTCAGCCGTGGTTAGTCTGACATCCAGCGCTGCAATTGCCGCAGTATTCGCAGCAATACGGATTTCATGGTCATCTACTTCAATGCGGAGCTGACGAATTCTTTCTTCGTGATCGACCAGAATCACATCCTGCTCATCGTTCCTGACCTGTGCATCATAAGCGCCCTGCCCTGCTTCATTGGCCTTGTTCGCCACGTTACCAACATCAGTACCTTGCGCGAGAACGTACAGCAGATACGACTGCGAGAAGATATTGCGTGGCAAAATTGAAGCATCAAGGCGCGTAGCCTGAACCGCGACAGGATTATTCAGTGATGAATCCGCCATTACTCAATCCTTATCTGGCAGCCAGAAAGAGTGACAGGTGACTTCGTGATAACGCGCAATTTGAAGCCGACATTTTTCCTGATGCGCCCGACTCGCTTCCACAAAACGCGTTTGTCGTAAACGAACGGTTCATTCTGCTCAATCATCTGCTCACGTCCGTAATTGATGCCGTCAGTGGTTGCAGAGAGGAACAGGCGGTCAGCATACTGCGCAACGCCAGTTGACGACTCAACCTCAAGGTCGAACACTCTGGCGTTATCCGCTTTGAACAACGGAGTAAACAGCAGGTGTTCCTGCTGCTTGTCGTACTGGCTGCTGATATCGAACTGCAATTTCCCGGTCACGGATTCCAGCTTATCGCCGCACGTTATCTGATTGCCTTCGTAAATGAAGTCGATAGCGCGGTACACATCGTCATACAGTCCTGTTTTCAGTACGCACCATTGCGGACCATTGGCGCTTGAAGATGCGTCGTACACGAGGACATGGCGCGGAAGATGGATAATCAGCAGTTCATGCGCATCAAATCGCAGAGACTCCATCACGCCATCAGCCAGTTCATCCGCGGTGTAGGAGCGGAGGATTTTCTCAATGCTCGCGCTGGCGATTGGTGACACCTGACCGGATCCGATGATGTAAACAGACGGCGCACCTGTTGCCGGATTGCTGATGAACGCATACGAATCAGAAAACTGCGTTTTGCAGTAGGTTCCTGCAATGCCTTTCTGCACCATCAACGATGGCTGTGCGACATACAAAGCAGCACCAACGGTGGTTGCACCAGTCAGGGAGAAATATTCAATCGTCGATGAACCAAAGCAGACGATGAAGTCTCGCCATGTTCCGATGCCGATGATGCCGTCCGGCTGCGATTCTGCACGATATTGTGCACTGTAGCGGTCAGGATGCGATTCGTCTTCAGGGTCAGTGATGAACCATGAATCAGTACCGTCTTTTGACCACGCATAACGCCCACGTAAGCGAGTAATGTCACGAACCGAACCTAACTCATACTGCGTGAATCCGCTGTCTGTAGGCCAGTTTGAGACGGTTTTAACCGTGCCATCATAGCGATACTCGACCAGTTGACCATTAACGCCTACAGCCTGAGATGTCCGACCATGCGCCATTGATACGCGACCACTTCCGGCGACGTCACCGACTTCACTTTCTCCTTTGTACAGTTTGCCACCACACACGCGATAAACAGCATTCTGCGCCATGTTGTACTCGACTCCGCGAGATACGCCGTTCACATCAGAGCGTTTGGCAATGCCCGGAAATGAGCGAAGATATCCCGATGAATTCAACACCTCCTTGGGCGTAGCTAAAAGATTGACTGGAAGTTGGTCTATATAATCAGCATTAACCGCACTTTTCCCTAATCCCTTCATTAGTGGTAGTTGTTGTATTGCCATTGGAATCAACCTTTATATGAACCCAGTTAGCATCACGCTTTAGCCTACTTGCCCAGGTCTTAGATATCCCGTACTTAGCCGCAATTACTGACAAGCTTTCTTTTGATGACTTGATTGCAAGAACATCGTCATCACTCAACTTGTGTTTTGGGTGCTTGGTTCCGAAAAACTTGATTGGTTTCTTTAATCCTGTGGCGTATGCATGTTTGATGTTTTCGCTTTGAGTGCACCACTCAAGATTATTGACGTTATTATTGAGTGGATTGCCATCAATATGATTTACCTGAGGCTTGTTTTCAGGATTTGGCAGGAATGTCATTGCAACGATTCGATGGGCAAAAGTCCATTTTGCTCCGATATTATAAAGCACCCTTCCCTGATTTATTTTAGGCTTTAACCAGCGCCCCTTTCTGAGTTGCGTGCTGCCATGCGCAGCCTTAACAACACGTGAGTGAGAATGCACCCTGCCATCTTCTGTTACGGCATAAACACCTTCAAATCCAGGTATATCTTTAGCATTCTCAGAAAGCATATCTACTCCTTAAAGTTTCGATTTTTCATGTACTTATTATATCAAAATTGCCAACATATTCACTGGCAGATAGTCGATATAGTCGGCGTTTCGAAAGTCTTTGCCGACACCTTTCATAAGCGGAAGTTGCTGAATCGGCATTTATTCACCTCACGTACTCGGATCATCTTTCTCGATGTAAAACCGATTCCACGTAAACGCGCTTTTGTTACCACTACCGCGAGGCATGTCATTTCGCCGCTCAAGTGGTGGTATTTTGGTTAAAGCGATACAGATTGTCTGATATGCACTGTCAGCAGCGGTAAGGAGAGCGTCTGACGGCTGAATGACGTTATCCATGCACACTTGCACAGCGAGTTTCAAAGCGACGCCATCATTTGCCCATGCAGGGATACCTGAATCATCGTCAGGTAACGGCATGATGCCGTTTTCTGTATCAGCAAACTGATACCCAAGCTCGATACCTTTTGCCTGCCATGCTGCCATCATGTCTTCGAGGTCATTAATGGCATCTTCAATTGCCTGAGGGTCAGCATCTGTCAACGTGGCATTGGAATACAGCCCGGCTTTTCGTAAAGCCTTAAGAACGAGATCACCCTTCGTTTTCGCCATCTTCTTCCGCCTTAGCCACTTTTTGCTTCGTTGCGGTTTCTTCAGGAGTTTTTACCCAGCCTTTTTTCAGGTGAGATTTAACTTCTTCGTCATCAACAATGATGTAATCGACAGCAAACTGACCACAGGTGATCATGTTGCCCGGCTTATAGAGCATTGTTCGTGCCATTGTCTTCTCCCAATAAAAATGGGGCCGAAGCCCCACCTAAATTACTGCCAGGCAATAACGATGCCCGTATATTCAGGAACCAGTACAGAGCAACCGTACAGAGTGGTGAAACGCGCAGTGGTTACGCCTTTGATGTGGTCGAAGGCGTAAGACATGATCAGCGTAGCGCCCTGCTCGGTGGTTGCCGTCATTACCTGTGGACCCTGACCAGTCGGGAACGCCAGTTTGCCGTACATCAGCTCAACAGAACCATCAGCCCAGAACAGGTTAGCAGGTGCTGCGTTCTTGTTGAGAATGGTGATTGCTGCTGATTCTGCCGGTTTGGCATCGACGTTTGCATATGGACGACTCGCAACATCGGTATTTTCAACAGGGAGAATCTTTGGAGAGATTGTTACGGTAGTTCCGCTAACAGCCAGAACACGGAATACCTGCGGTTGCCCGGTGGTATCTTTTGTGATCTGGTGTACGGAATTCACACCGGCAATGGTGAACGCATCACCAACCTGCAAGCCAGATGCAGATACCGTAATAGTCCCCTGTCGGTTATCAACTGGCATACCATTTGAATCTTTCGCTTCAACCTTGTGTTCAGGTTGGCCTGATACTGTCAAGGATTCAGCGCTTCCTTTCGGTAATCGACCAGAAATATCGGTCTTGTAGCTATCAAAGGAAGCAACCGGAGGGATCTGCGCTTTTTCGTATGCTGTCAGGGTTGCGCCCTGAGCGTAGGCACGGTGACCAAGCTCGCCAGCAAGGTCTTTGTAGTTGAAGGGGTTCCAGAAAGAGCGACGGTTGATACCCTGAGGTACACCAATCGCCGTCATGGTGGCATCAATATCTGCCGCACCATTCCACAAGGCAAGGCCCCGTGAGCCATTTTCTGAGGCAGGAATTGCGACCACGTTAGTAGCACGCTGCGTGACCATGGAAATCAGGTCAGAGTCAATCTGTGCAGCAAGGCGCATACCTGCGGCTCGACCAGCTTCAGTTTTATGTTCCGGGTCACGCATTTCACGCGCATCCAGAGTGTACAGAATGTTTTTCGGCTCCTTGAACACAGAAGGAACAAGGCGCTGAACCAGTGCTGTTGGCGTTTTGCTGCTGAGATCGAGGCCTTCTTCAATGTTCATGTGGTAATGCTGCGGACGATACAGAACATCACCTGCTCGCTGCATTGCTGTATCACCGGGACGGAATTTTTTAGCGTTACGGGAAACTACGCAGGCGGCCTCAAAGCCTTCAACGTAGTTTTCGAACATGATTTCAAGGTCTTTTGCTAATTGGTTAGCCATGCTTAATGCTCCGATAGGTTATTTTTTTGCCTTTTTAGCGGCGAAATACGGCGTCCAGTCACCAGTTTCCAGCGCCTTGGCTTTCAATTTGTCGAGGTTGTTGATTACTGCGCCGTTGCTCCCCTTAACTGTCGGGGTTGTGGCTGCCGTGGTTTTTGCTTTTGGCATGATTCTGGCCTTCGATTCGATACGTTCCAGCAGACGACCAATTGCTACGGGGTTGGTAGCTTCTGCCAGTTGCTTGCGCAGTTCAGCGTTGCGACCGAGTGCCAGAACAACGATTTCCGGCTTCTCTGACTCAAACAGGATCGCGTTTTGTGTCTCGATGGGGATTTCCTCGAGTACGGCCTGCTCAGCTTCCTGATAGCCAGGAACTTTGAGAGCCTTAACACGTTGCTGATATTTGGATAATCGCTCTTGATAGGCAGCCTGAAGCTCCTGCTCCTTCTGCTTGCGAGCCATCTCCTGTTGCTGGTACTTGCCGTTATCCTCTGCCCACTTAGCCATGCGTTGCTGGTAGATTTCTTCATCGAAACCGATGTCCTCATCATCCAGTTTTGGCATTCGCGGTGGTTGAGTGATTACCGGCTGCTGCTCGACGGGTTTCTGAGACTGACGCATCAGCTCTTTCAGCTCGCGGTCTTTCTCTTTAATCGTCTTGCGCAGGTGTTTTACCAGTCCATGCTCTGCGCCATCTTCGCTGGTTGGCGAATCCAGCTTTTCGTCACCAAAGTAGAATTCCTGTTCTGATTCGTCGTCATCAGTGTCAGTAGCTTCCTCTGCATCATTTCCTGAGGACTCACTGCCATCTGCTTTTTCGACTTCTTCAGCCAGTTCGACATCATCAGGAATCTGCTCTGACGCGTCGGGTTCGATTTCAACTTCTGGTGTGTTTTCTGCCATCTGGTCCATTTGTTACCCCTGTTTACTCGATGTTCAGCCCATCGGAAGGCAATAGGGTGCCAGGCCTCATAAAGACAGCCATTGCACGTTATGGGTTAATTACTGCTGTGGTTGTTGCTGAGTTGATTTTTGCAGGATGCTGCTGATGTCCATGCGCTGCGCATGGCCCTGTGCCTGACTTTTCAGGACAAGCTCTGCATCAGCACGGGCATTGTCTCCTTGCTGTTGCTGGAACTGTCCGAGCAGTTTCAGAGCCTCGCGGATATCAGATTTCTGCTGGCTATCGGCAGATGCGAGGATTTTCACAACATTTGCCGCTGCAACCTGAGCATCAGTCTGTGCCTGGAATGCTTTAACCTGAATGGCTGCCTGTTCGTTCTGCGCTTTCTGCAATTCAGCCTGACCAGCAAGAAGCTGACCTTGCGCTGCAACCATAGCCGGATCTGGCTGACTGGCCTGTTGTTGTTTCGCCTGCTCAACCATTTGCTGTTCTTCTGGCGTTCTCGGCTTGATAACGCCAGACAGAAGCAACTGATTGCGGTTGTATTCTTTCAGGTCGTCCATCCCTTCGCCGTCCATATTGTCGAGAATCATCGACGATACAAGGTCGTGCTTCGGCGTTCCTGGTGGGATAAGTGCCAGCATGGAAAGTAACGACTTAACCGTTGCATCACGGCGAGTAGCGAACGACTGACCAACATCGACAGTCACTTCATAGTTACCCTGCGAAAGGTCGTTAAGCGCGATAACCTGCCCTGTCTGACGGTCAATCACTTCACCAGTCATCAGCGCCACGTCATCGCTGCCGTCCTCATTAACGATGCGCATTGGCGTATCGCTGCCATAGACCTCACGCGCCATAGAAAGCCACACAACGCCAGCGCGGCGCATGGATTTAGCCATGTTGTCCATGTAGATATAGGACTGCGTGTCCATCCGGTTAAAGATGCTATCAACGGTATCGGTGGCGACGTTGCTCGGCATGTTCTCAAGCTGCGACGCACCTGTAATTTGCTGAATAGCCGTTCCGGTGTACTGCAATAGCCCGGCAAGAGCTGGCGGCATTTGTGTCGGAGGCGTATAACTGCTGACCTGAGCCTGCGCAGTAATATCTCCGTTTTTGTTTTTCAGACTGACCATCGGCAGGAACGCCGGGCGCTTTTTGTTGCGCTCCGCCCAATGATTGGCGAGAGGACCAGGAATCATGTCAACATCAACTACAGGAATGCCATCACCGCCAGCCTGAGTAGCGTTATCTGCAATCATGGAAACCATCAGGTTCTCAAGACGCTGTGCATCCATCGCTTTTGCTGCGTGGCCTTCGATTCGCTCCTGATTATCAACAAATGAGCGACGCCCATATACCGGGATGAGTGGAATATGTTCGCCCGGAATACGCTTCGGTTCTTCCAGCCATTCAGCGCCAGACAGAAGGCCGCAATAAACGCGGCGTTTCTTCACAGTTCGCTCACCAATCAGTTCGAATGCGCCATCGGTTAGCTCGTCGACAATATCTTTGATTTGCTCTTCATCATAGATTGCCGTTTCTCCGCTAACAGGGTTGCGCCACGCCGTGAGCTTCACCTTCTCTATGCGGACTTCATAGTAGCGACCAACATAGATAGCATCAGGAGTTGACCAGTCATATTGAGTGCCAGTGTCATCACGAGAAAGACTTGCAGCGATGGAATCAGGGTATTCAGCTTCGAACGCTTTAGGCGTCATGGAGAACATTTCCATAGCCCACATAGCATCAGAGCGGTCATATTGCTTGCTGTCCTGATCGAAGAAGACGCATGTCGCTGGGTCGTAAACAGGAAGAAGGCTGATGCGTCGCTGCTCGTTACTTGGGTCCATTTCATCTTCGTAATCGGCACACATGCGGAAACAACCGAATCCGCCCGTTACAGCATCATCAAATGCGTTATCACACGCTTCGCCACCGGATGTTTCCTGATAGTCAGCGCGGAATTTGCCGTTCATCTTTTCGGCTAACGCTTCCGATGCCTTATCGTCCTTCGGCCTGAATTTAACGCTGATGCGATTCTGTCGATACTCGCCAATGATGCGATCACATTCACGGGCAATCTTATTCAATTCAAAACGCGGATAATGCTCGAACCTGCCTTCATCAAATGAGTAACCAGCGTTTGTGCTGCCTTCCCACTGTGCGCCGGACACCCGGACGAAACGTTGAGCCTCAATAATCTGCTCACGCATATCCTGCGTTGCTGACCAGGCATTATCAAAGTTGCACAGCACCTTGCGATGCCAGTCAGTCATCTTTCTATCATCAGCCATCATCCAACTCCGCAAGGTATGTTGTAGCTTGAGTAATCAATCTCTTTAGGATCTTTGATGTCTCGCATCTGTATTGCAAAACGCCTCATCATGTAGCCATAGCGAACAGCAGAAAGGATGTCGTCATTTAGCTTGACGATCTTCCCGTTCTCATCGCGGTGATACAGGCGAAACTCTTCAAAGAATGGCTCGCAGGTGTTAAATACCTTGAAACGACCGTCGAGCATCATGTCGCGTATCTCTGCTATCCCGGGTTCGACCGCATTACCTCCATCAGGCCATGTTGCATGATCTGGCAACATATCGAACCCAGCGTCGGCGTATTGTTCCTTGAGCTGAGCGCCGCCTCCCTTTTCGTGCTGATGCCCGTCATGAGGCCAAGCCGTAGGGGTGTTTTTGCTCCATGCTTTAACAGCACTCCATGCCTCTGTCGCCTTCTTCTGTTTGGCCTTCCAGACGCGAGAAAGATAAATCACGTCCTCGTCTTTATCCCACCAAAGCTGGATGTGTGCCTGTGGGTGATCCCATCCGAAGTCCATTGCATTGATGACGTAGAAGTGATCAGGACACTCGAACGGCTGACACTTAATAGTCTCTTCCGGTATCTGGAAGATTCGACCACTACCCATCGTAGGAATACCGCGAGCACGCGCCTCTCTCTCATGCTCAGGATAGGATGCGATGATTTGCTCTTTCTGCTCGTCGGTATAGTGCTCAGCGTCATAGATGGTCATGTTGACCACTTTCTGCGACTTGCTGGGATTCTTCAGGAACTTGGTAACAACGTCAGACATCCCCATCAGCGGGGAAAACGTCAGAATTGAGAATTGCCCGTATTTGTTGGTACGGGTAAGACCTTCGCCATAAATGCTGTATGGTGGCTCTTCGTCAAACCACACGCCGTGGATTGTGTCACCCTGCCAGCGAGCGCGGCCTTGCGAGTATGGTTTGAAGTAGCAGATTGAAATGCCATCTTCAACGCCATCAGTCGTGTGATGCTTAACCAGAAGATGATCAACAAGGTTCGGAAAGAAAGGAGACTTCTTCCAGCTAATGATGTCCTCTTTCGGTATTGAACCGTAGCCCGGCTCATCATTCTCTTCAATACGACCGCACAGGATGCGTTGAGTCGTTTTGGTTACCGTCTCGTTTGTCTCGCCGCCAATCCAGAAGACAACAGGCTCATAGAAACGCTTACCTTTCCACTCACCGCCATATTTACCATCAGCAGGATAGCCTTTTGTGCCCGGATAACGCCCGGTAAGGTGAAACGCGACTTCAGCAGCACCAGTAAATGACTTACCAAGCTGGTTACCAGCCATAAAACAGCGCTCTGGATAGTCATGTCCGGCGTCGATGAACTCACGCTGTTTGCTGTATGGCGTAAATTCATATAGCAGGTGTGTGTTCCGGTAGTTCTCTTCTTCTTCGAGTAGCTCGAGCAACTCGATTTGCTCTTCGTCGCTCAGGTTATCAAGAATCGCGTCCAGTTCCACGGTTGAATAGCTCCTTGATACGAGAGCGCCGCTTATCGCGATCTCCCTTATCAGGTGTCACGTCTTCAACTTGCGACTGCTCTTTGAGGCCCAAATCACGGGCGATGATGTTAGCGTTGAGAAGGTCAGCGGCTGCGCCAGAGAATTTCTGGTCGTAGATGATGTCTTCCGCTCGTGATGTGACGTCAGAAAAACCTTCCATTGACCGGAAGGTTCCCCACGTTTGCCTGGTGATATCAAGGAAGGTACACAATCCTGAAATAGTCATGGCTCGCATCTTAGGGACATTAGCCTTAATTATTTCTCCCTGATATGAAAATACCTTACCCTCCCATAGTGGGTTATCATCAGCCCACTCGAAGTATTCACAACAAGCAGCCCACAGCGCCTCAGGCGATTCGAATTTAGGATTTCGCCCATGACTACTGCGGGCCTCCCAAAATCGGTTGCCCTTTGGTGCTGCCATATTGATTATTTCCCTTCTGTTTGCTTCCCAGCGGGGAACGAATCAACGCTGCCGCCGGAATAGCAGTCAATATCAATTGCGACTTGTACCGCTTCTCTCGCATTTTTGCCGCAGTGCATGGCTGTGCGAGCAATCAGCCAACCACTACCAATGGCATACGGTTCAACCTGTCGCGAAATACTCGCCCGCGTTTCGCCTTTCTCTTTTGAGATGATGTAAGCACGACCAGCACCGATGATAGCAAGCGCGGTGAAAGAGAATGTCGGGAGAAATTCTGATGCATACGTCAGGTTGTTCTTAAGCAGTTCCTGCAATTCCATCTCCGCGCCGCAATCACCAGAACAACCTAATGCAACCACTTTACTGCCGCAAACCTCCCACCCAGATTCTGGCGGTGTGTAAATCTTTTGTTCTGTATACGAACACACAACATCACCAGATGATGCCTGGGTGTCAGATGCCAGGGTCTTTCCATCCCATGCAATAGTGGTCATATCATGCTCCGGTGGTGAACAGGTCTAACGCTTCCCTCGATTTACGCACCGCTTCGATAGTTCGGGTCGTGATATCTGAATTAGCGCCACCTGACTGGAAGTGAATTTTAAATAGCTCAAGCTTCAGTTCGTCAGTGCCAATGAATTGAAATGCTTCTTCTGCGGCTGCGTTCTGGTTCATGACCAGCTTGTAAATCTCTAACTGGAATTTCTGTTCTTCAGTCATGGGAATAATCTCTGCCATTGTTGGCTCCGTTTATCCGTTAAAAGGGATATCAGTTAAGTTATCCCGTGTAGGGTATAAGCCATTGTCGAGACCACTCATTGAATGGTCTCTGCAATAACCGATGTCTTTCCATCAGTCCGCCACCACAAATAATCTTTTTTGCCATAAGGCAGGAGGTTCATCTTTCAGTGGCTGCCAGTGTTATTTCCCCACTTACTGGCTTGGGTTGCTTCGTGGTACTGCCGTAACTGGTTGCCAAGAATAAATTTTGGTTTCATTATCAAGCCCATCCGTAGATAGGCTTTGTAATGGCTACTTCACTTTTGCTTTTGCTTTTGCTTCCGCTCGCTTACGCCGGCGCTCTTCTTTCCTCTCGGCTTTTGCCATGTCCATGAATGCCTGCATGATCGAGTTCCGCATCATGTAGCTAACAAAGTGATGATTGACACAGCCGTTGAGGCGCAGCTGCTCGCCAAACTCATCCACCGAGGCCAATGCTTCCATCATGCCCTTCTCGCCTTTCATGAACTCTGAGAAGTCGCGCCCCGCTCTGGAGGCGCATTCAATGACACGATCACTCATCCCGGAAGCCCGGGGATCGTAATCTGCAGCTGGTTAGCCAGGGAGTTAATCTCAGCGACCAACACTGGCTTCGTATAGCGCCATGCTGCCAGCCCTTGTCCGCAGAAGCTCGCCATGTCTTTCTTCTGGTCAAACTCATGACATTTCATGTTGAGCTGCGCACTTAAGCTGTTGCGATGCTGAAGTTCTCCGGTGAAGTAGTCATCGAGGACTTTATAGGCCGCGTACTTGAACCCGGGGTTTAACCAAGCCGCATAATCGTAAGCAACAAACTTCCCGCCATATGTTCCACCGTGTACACCGCGCTCAGTAAAAACCACAGATTCGTGGTTTTTCTCCAACTCGGCTAAGAACTCTTTGGTCTGCTTGTTTCGCAGGTAGTGGTAAGGCGATTCAGATTCACTTTTACCACTGGCTTTCCACATATCAGTGAGGCAGATCATGCCATCTTCACCGATACGAATTGGTTGATTGAAGAGGGTTAATGATTTCATAGCGTGTACCTACTCTTTGAAATGAACCTTTGCCGCACAGGAAACCAGCCCACCGAGGCTCGCCAGCACTAACTGGTATCCTCAAAGGCCCATTCCAAAGGGGCAGGTTCGGTGTAAAAAACATGCGTTGCGGTACGCATTTATTGCAAAAAGCCCCGCATCGCGAGGCTCATTAAATGGACTTTGTGATTTGCAAAAAAATTATTTCAGGCATTGCGTCCTGATGTACTCCTGCAGGTAGTTAACCTGCGCGGTTATCCTGTCGATTCCACTTCGTAGACGGTAATAATTGAGTTCAGCATCTGCTGTAAGTCTTGGGCTTTCTCCATCGCCCATGCTGCTGGCTCCGGTCGTTGACTTTGCACAGGTGGCGGCGACTTGCAGCCGCTTACGGCCAGCAATGACATCGCTATGCAGACGCTCAATGGTTTCTTTCGCATCAGCCAGTTCTCCGGTGTATTTGGCATCCAGTGCAGCGACATCACGCTGGCGGGTCTGCATGTCTTTAATGGTGGCGGTCGCCAGGAGGAGTTTCTCAGTGGCCTTATCGCGCTGGTCTCTGTAAGTGATGGCGTTGTCGCGGTAGTGGTTCACGAAGAAAGCCAGTGCGCCGATTAACGCCAGCACCAGCAACTGCAGCCAGTAACGCTTAACCAGTGCGCTAATCATGACAGGAACAGAGCTCGCTCTGCCTTGCGGCGATTCGTGAGCCCCGGCATCACCTTTCCGCCTGATTTATTCCAGCGCAGAAATTCATCTGCCGCGCCTTTTATATCGCCAGCATTCAGCTTTTTCAGCAGTGTAGATGTGGAAAGAGCACGCGACCCAACGTTGTAAGCGAACGACACCAGTGCGTCGAACTGGCCTTGTGTCAGCTTCACCCTGACAACTTTCAGCACGTCATTCTCATAACCAACAAGCCCTGTTTTCAGAAGCCTGTCAGCGGTTTGCTGGTCGATAGTCATACCGCGCTTTACTGGCTTTCCGTCAACCGGATGGGTCCAGCCATAGCCGATGGTCCACGGCGCATCTCCCGTTCCGGGGTCGGGGTAAGCAGTCAGCCGACAACCTTCAAATTTTTTTATCAGAGCAATTCCGTCAGGACTGGTTTGCATCGTCAACTCCCGCCTTTTTTGCTGCAAGTTTTTTAATAAGATTGCCGATCGAATCGGTGCCGATGTATCCAATAAAGACGCTGGCTATGTAGGCGAGGTTGCTGCTCAGGCCGATAAAGTCCAGAAGGTCACGAACGAACCAGGCAATCATCGCGCACATCAGCGCATCAATTAGCGTTTTTGTTACCGCGCCGCCGTTATAGCGACCACGCAGATACGCCATGATAAAAGCCAGCATTGCACCAATACCCTGCTCCTTGGCGGCAAGTAGCGCAGCGATGAAATCTTGTTTGTATGGCATTTTCATAGGCCTCACCTCCGATTTTCCGGATGGTGCTGTGTGTGTTTGTAGGGGAAAGGCCGTCAGACTCTGATTGCTACATGGCATCTGAAAATGATATCTGCGGCCTGCAATAAAAAAGCCCACGGCGCGGTGGGCAATAGAGGGTAGTGCGTTGAGCTTTTGCTCTTATGGTCCTGGTATGTATTTGGTGTGTGGTGACCGGTGCTGTGTTTTCCGGCATGTAAATGAACTACCCGTCGTCGCCATGGTGAGCCTTTACCTCACCATCTAGCTGATAAGTTAGCGCATCAGCCTGCGCATTCACCACAACGATAATTGCACTGCGCGGCACCTTTCACCAATTCCGCGAGGTCTGCGGGTTCAATGCTCTTACCTGTTGTGCAAGCAAAAAAAAGCCACCGTTGCAACTTAAGAGTCACTAACGGCAGCTTATGCGAATAGTGTTGCTCATTTGCTCAATGATATCAACACGTTCTATGCTACATGTTTAATTTTCTCTACACGTTTCCGGTTTTTAAACGCACTATCCAGAACCGGATAAATCATAAACAACGAGGCATTGAGGATTTCGTCAACTTCCCGGCGACAGGTTGCGAGCGATGGTTTTTGAATGCGCCCGCCGCCCCGGCATAACATCTTGCGAGGTCTTGCGACGCGATGATAGTAAGATGCAATGGCGTGCTTGGAAGAGCCATGAGCGTAGTAGCTGAGGAGGATTCCAAAGGCTTTCTTGTCAATGCACATGACGGAATCGACGACCTGAGAAATCAACATTCCATCATCATCATTACACATTGGCCTTGTCATAACTCTTCCCGGCTCTACGCTCTCCATGAACTTCGCTATTACGCTGCTCATGCGCTTTTCCAGACGACCTGAATAAACCCATGCGCCCCACAGTTCAAGCCAGCCATTCAGCCAATCGTGCTGTTCTTTGGTGAGGTTTATTTCTCTTATGCTCATCGTCTTCCCCTCTTGCCCTGTTTGACCATCAGGACGCCGTTAACTATTACGTGACGCTCGCCTTTGCTGTCTCGGTTGTACTTGAGCACTGTTCCTCTTGCGCAGGAAAGCATCCTCGCCACTTCGGTCTGATTGCCTCGTGTCTGGATAAGAAGCTCTGGTATCGTTTGAATTGTGGCGTTCATACGTTCTCCAGTTCAGTGATTTTTATTCCAAGCCGTCCGCCTGGTACTTTCACACCACGAATTACGCGAATTTCATCGAATTGCTCGTCGTCTTCCGCAAATCCGGCGTGGATAAGGGAGTCGAGTAAACCTTTCAGGATGTTGTCGAGGTCGCGACGGCGGGAGTCCGGAACGTCTACGATGACTTTGATGCGGAGTCGTGATTTGGTGAAAATGTCTAACTTGAGTTGGCGGATTATTTGCTGTACATCTTTTCGGTATTTCTGGCCTTTATCGCTGATGTAGTATTGGCTTCCCCGTCTTCGCCAGTAGGTGTTCACCGACGGCGGGTATGGAAGCACAAACTGATATTCGTTCATTGGACAAACACCCTCCCATTGTTAACCAATTTTTTAAGGGTAAGCACAATGGCCCGATCCATTTCAGCCCTTCGCTCTTCCCTGCTCATATCTCTCCCATTATCAATTCTTGAATGACAATCAACACATAGCGCAGCAGTAAGGCAATCATCTACTTTAATCCCAACCCCCTTCCCTTCATTTCTATGAGCGGCCTGAACTCCGTATCTTCCGCAAAGAACGCAAAATTCAATATCCCTGACTGCCTGAAGCCATTTTTTGCTTCTAAACATCAATCCCCTCCAAAAAACGTCGGTACGCTGATTTGTTTTTTATGTTGCACACTGTCTGCGCACAAACACCAAATTCTTTGGCTATATCTCTGTATTTGCCTTTTGATTTATATATTGATTTCACTTGTTCTGGCGTTAGTTTGCAGAAGTGATGATTAAACCCATGAACAAGCAATCCGGAATCAAATCCATGTTTCGCATTTTCTGTTCGCGTTACCCACTCAAGATTTTCAACTTTATTATTAAGTTTATTTCCATCCTTGTGATTAACTTCCGGTTTGCCATCTGGGTTATCAATAAATACTTCTGCAACAATTCTGTGAACCATTTTATATGATGGTCTTTTCCCGCCACCTGGATACAGACCGACAAATGCATATCCTCCTGGTTTAATGCCATGAGATAATTTTTTTGATTTACGGCATGAAATGATGTCTCCATTTTCAGTTACTTTATATATACCCTCAAAGCCGGGGATATCTTTTTCTTTAACATCACTCATCGTCTTCTTCCTCGTACATTGAGCTATTCGGATCGCTCATCAGTTCTGCGCAGCAGTGCTCACACACGTGAACTTCCAGCACATGCAGCTTCTGACCGCAGTTAGCGCACGTTAAAGCTCGCTCGACGCTTTCTTGTTCGTAACTTCGATTTTGGTCAATCACCTTGTTTTCCTCGCACGTTCTCTAAGCCACCGGATATCCCACAGGTGAGCCGTGTAGTTGAAGGTTTTTACGTCAGATTCTTTTGGGATTGGCTTGCGTTTATTTCTGGAGCGTTTCGTTGGAAGGTATTTGCAGTTTTCGCAGATGATGTCGGTGATGCTTCGTCGCTGTCGTCTCATTCGTACCTCCTGTCGGTAAATCTGACACCCTGACCAATAGCCCATGCTGTCGTTTACTCAATCAGGCTTGCCATGCGCTTCACGCTCATCTGCGCGCTACTTTCGCGAATGTTGACGTATTCGCCTTCAAGCCCGGGCAAAACATCAGCTTCCTGCTTTGTTGCCACTGCATGACCGCTTATCAACAAAACCTTCCATTGTTCTGGTTTTAACCATTTGCCGCACCATTGAACCTGACTTGCGATATCCGCCAGCATCGCGTGAAATTTTGCGTTCTGGTCAAGGTTGCGCTTGTAGTCAGTAATGCGGATGGTAACTGGCTTGTCTTTATCGAGTGGTGTTGCGAGGATGGCGGTGATTGCGGCTTGCTGTTGTTGCTTACTCCTGAGGAAAATTGTCTGTTTCATGGAATTCCTCAATATGTGTAAAGGCTATATCCGTTTTTATTTGTCCTGGTGCCATAGCCATATAGGCTCCAGTCATCCTGTTTTCTCTCACCAAAAATATGCTTGCGGTATTCTTCCTGCTGGCGTCTCCATATTTCCATCATGTCTGGCTGGTTCTTTTCTCGCATTTTTCGAATCTGCTCAAGGATGAACTCTATTTGCTGCTGATTTGTCATGCTCACTCATTTACTTTAAATCCAGACTCCGAATAATTCTGTTGCGCTGAAACTCATTGTTGAGTTTGGACAACCGTCGAAGAACACGGTCACGCGGATAGCGTCGTGCAGCAGGTGAATGCTCATACAACTCATCAATCGGCAAACTGGACGATGAACGATACCGATACCAACGCACCAACTCTTCACGAAAATTAGCCCTGACAAGCTCAGCTATCGTACTCATTTCTTAAAGCCTCCAATTCCCTCTCCCCCAAATAAAAAGGCCTGCGATTACCAGCAGGCCTGTTATTAGCTCAGTGATGTAGATGGTCATTGCCTTACCTCCATAAGCGCCCTATTAATAAACGCCGTCATTGGATTTGCACATCCCCACCCCGTACCATCTGGATTTCTTTTAATTGGCTCCTTCTTCACTTTGCGTTTTGCATAAATAACCGTCTTCCACTTACGCTCAACAACACTCAAATGTCCTTGTTTCACCATATGCCTTGCTGCTTGAGCGATTCTGTTATTTGGTATTCCGGTGATCAGTGCTAATTCATGTGGGGAGAATTGTTCATGAGTTTTCAGATATTCCAGGATGATTTCTTTTCCAGTCACGATCTGCTCCTGTAACTATCCCATGTAAACGCAAGAGTGCACCCTCCGCCATCATTCATCCTGTCAATAACACGCTCACCAATGAATGCCGAAAGTTCATCTTTGCTCTGATTACTAATCAGGATTGTTGGCTTCATGCGCTCGTAGCGGGTGTTGATGATTTCGAACATGATCATCTTTTCCGCCTCGCTTCCAAACTGCACACCAACCTCATCGATAATTAGCAGGTCAGGTTTAGTGAACTGTCGGATCACTTCATCCTCAGTGCGGGTGGAGTTTTTCGACCATGTTGATTTATATTCTCTGGCAATTTTCAGCGCCGTTGTGAAAATAGCTGAGCTTTGATGTTCCGTAATTGCGTGCCGGGCGATAGCCAGTGCAAGATGATTCTTTCCAGTACCAGGCTTTCCACACATAACCAGCCCACCGCCTTTCTGTAACCTCTCAGGCCATTTGCTGGCGTATGCCTGACACACCCTGAGCACTCTCTTTGCATCGTCGTTGACTGGCTCGTAGTTCTGTAGTGTGCAACCCTTGAATCGTTCAGGAATATCAAGATTATTCAACAGAAATTCGACATTGCGCTTACGTGATTCTTCGTCGATTTTAATCTTCTCTGCCTGTAGCCGAATAAGCTCATCTCTCATGCATTCCGGGCATTCGCTAGGTCTTGAGGCAAACTTAATTGGCCCAGTCGAGTAACGGTTACGCTGCTCAAACTCACCGTGTTTTTCACAGATGCCAGTGCCAATTTCTACAGCTGTATGCTCGATAGCAATTGGCGGAGAACTCAATTCTGCAAGTTTTTTCTCCAGTTGGGAGATCTTTTCATCCAGCGTCATGTTCACTCCTGCGCCCATGAAGGCATTTCAGTTTGTCCGTAATCCTTGGTGGCAAAGTTTTCAGCCTTAAGTCCATTAGCAACCTTGCGTACCGGTCTGGATAACGCCTGCTTGTTCTGGTAGCTGAGTTTCTGGCTGGCAGTGATAAACCAGTTCTTTGGCTTCTCATGGCTAAATTCGATATCCAGCCTTTCCAGCTCGTAATTCAGGTCAATGTTCGGATACAGGCGCTTCCATGCTTCGTAATCCTTGTGGTTTAACCGAACGATATTTCCTTCGAATGCATAGCGACTTGAAATTTTATGGACATCAGCCCCACCCCCTTCACAAGTCGCGTCAGCGGCTTGGGTGTTAGAAAGGGAATCAGGAATCAGGTTAAGGGAATCAGGAATCAGGTTAAGGGAATCAGCAGGATTTAAACTGTTCTCAACTTGTTCTTGCACTGTACTTGCATGGTGCTTTTCTGGTGCTTCATTGTTTTCAATGACTTGAAGTGATTCTGTATCCTCCTTCTCTTCCTCTTTATCGTCCTTGCACTGTACTTGCAGGATGCTGTTATTATTCTCTACTGGTTCTGGTATCTCACTGGCCGCTTCTTTGCAGTGAGGGTTCTGGTGCTTTTTCCAGTTATTGATTTGGATATATGAGCCGCCATTTACCTGATATCGATTGATGAATTTGTGACTGTGAAGTTGCTGAAGCAGATCATTGCAGTCCACATCATCGAAAGGCAGTACCATTGCTTTAATTTTCTTTGGGCGATCATCCAACCGCCCTTCTTTGTCAGCAATAGTCCATAACCCGGCAAAAAGGAGACGGGCATATGGAGAACACTCAGCTAATTCATCATTGGTGAAAAAGCCTGGTTTGATATTTCTTGAACGTGCCATTTTGTCCACCTTTAGTACGGGAGTTCTTCCTGAGCTTCACGAATGCGTTCAGATACCCACTCCTTGAACGTTGTCCAGTTAGGTACTGTTTTCGCAAACTCAGTAAGTTCATCGAGATCTAAGTCGTATGAAAGCCATGCCTTGAGATAACTCATTACATGGTTTTGATTGATATATATGCGGTTTTTAAGGATTCCTCTGATGTATAGAATCCTTTGTTCTTTTGGCGGTTTTCTTTTTGTCGCTGCTATGCGAGGGATGTACTCAAAGAATTCACCAGTAAGCTCATGGGTTATTTCTTGGGTGAGTTTTTTGTCTGCAGCAATCTCAATCGCATCGAGGATTTCTTCAAGCTTATATATTCGAAGCCATCTCTTGATAGATTTTCGCCCATTGTCATTAACAGTAAATGGCGCAATGCAGTCGTCAATTTTGGTAGCGACAATATCAACAACATCGTCTTTCAGGCTCTTAAGACCATCTCGCCACTTGATCATCATCTCCAGTTGCTCTCGCTTGGTATTAAGTTCCTGGAGTTGCTGCCTTTGCTTTTCCATTATTGAGTTATCGCTGAGCAGTTTGTCGCTTTTCCCGCCATTACAACTATCGCAAGAAGTAATAAGGTTCATCATGTCGTTATCGCCACCCTTGCTAACTGGGTTGATATGGTCGACATGAAGGATGACGTCTGGCGCAGAACTCCCACAGTACTGGCATTTGAAGCCATCGCGCTTGAAAACCTCAAACCGTATTTTCTTGGTAATGCCGGAACGAATCTTTTTTACCTGGTCTGGTGTAGGTTTTTTTGCCATAATTAACTCCATAGAAAGCAGTTAAAATTCCATCTGGATTTGTTCAGAACGCTCGGTTGCCGCCGGGCGTTTTTTATTGGTGAGAATCGAAGCAACTTGTCGTGCCAATCGAGCCATATCGTCGTCGACGACGCCCCATTCAAGAACAGCAAGCAGCATTGAGAACTTTGGAATCCAATCCCTCTTCCACCTGCTGATCTGCGACTTATCAACGCCCACAGCTTCCGCTGTCTTCTCAGTTCCAAGCATTGCGATTTTGTTAAGCAACGCACTCTCGATTCGTAGAGCCTCGTTGCGTTTGTTTGCACGAACCATATGTAAGTATTTCCTTAGATAACAATTGATTGAATGTATGCAAATAAATGCATACACCATAGGTGTGGTTTAATTTGATGCCCTTTTTCAGGGCGGGGATGTGTAAGAGCGGGAATGTCTTAAGCGGCTTTGTGTTCCGGCGGGAACAAGCCATCTAGCGTTGTCTTGCTCCCCAATTTATTCAGCGCCTTTACCAGGCGACGGCACGACTCTAAATCTGGAGTCCGGATACCTGACTCGTAGTTAGCTAAGCGGGACTGGTTCCAGCCACACGCGCCTGCTAACGCAGATTGAGTGATGCCAAGCTTTTTCCGTTCGTTGGCAATGTTGTTCATAGGTTTCCTTAAGAGCTAGTTCACTCAGTCTTTATTAAACACATATTGTGATTGATAGTCAACACAAATCGTGTAAAGCCTTAAACCACGGAATGTGATATAAAATGCGCATGAACAGAACAGAAACTATCGCCGCGCGTATCAAGCGATTACGGGAAGATAAAGGGCTTTCACAGAAGGCGCTGGCGGAGCTTTGCGGCTGGGCTTCACAATCTCGGATCGGCAACTATGAATCAGGAACCAGAAGCGTTAGTGTTGATGACGCAGAGGTAATAGCTAAAGCTTTGGGCGTCGCTCCGGCAGAACTGCTTTTTGGCGACAACTATCAGGGACAATACAAGCCAGGGGAAAAGTTTCCGTTGATTAGCTGGGTTAGCGCAGGTGCATGGAGTGAGGCCGTAGAGCCGTACAACCCTCAGGCAGTGGATGAGTGGTATGAATCAGATTGTCACGTTGTCGGTGACGCCTTCTGGCTCAGGGTTCAGGGCGACTCAATGACAGCTCCTACCGGCCTTAGCGTTCCTGAGGGTATGCTGGTTCTGTTCGACACTGGAAAGGAAGCCGTTAATGGAAGCCTGGTAGTTGCGAAGCTGACAGATGCTAATGAAGCCACGTTCAAGAAGCTAATCATTGATGGCGGTAACAAATACCTGAAAGGGCTTAACCCTGCCTATCCGTTGATCCCAATCGACGGCAACTGCAAGATAATCGGCGTAGCAGTGCAGATGATGATGAAATTCTCCTGATATACCCGCCACTTAAAAACATCAAACCCGCTTCGGCGGGTTTTTTGTTGCCCAAAGAAAATTAAATTACCTTAAAAATCAATGAAAACACGTGTTGTGATAAAAACAATCACATTTCGTGTTGACAGCACGAACACAATTTGTGATTATCTAGCCATCAGCAGGACGCACTGACCACCATGAAGGTGATGCTCTTAAAAATTAAGCCCTGAAGAAGGGCAGCATTCAAAGCAGAAGGCTTTGGGGTGTGGTGAAGCCAGCTAGTCACTGGCAAGTGCTTACCTACTGTTGAGCGGTGAAGCGCTCCCAACGCTAGCAATAGCGTGGACGAGATGGGGAGCCGCGGGCGATAAGGCCGCCATAACGCGCACGTTGTCGCATGGAAAAATCACTGGGGTGCCGGTTATACCCCTCCGAATGAGACTCAACAAGCTGGAGCTAGACTACCAGCCACCACACCACCAAAGCTAACTGACAGGAGAATCCAGATGGATGCACAAACACGCCGCCGCGAACGTCGCGCAGAGAAACAGGCTCAATGGAAAGCAGCAAACCCCCTGTTAGTTGGGGTAAGCGCCAAGCCAGACACCCGCAAAATTCTCTCGCTGACTCGAAAGCCTAAATCACGCGTAGAAAGCGCTCTGAACCCGATTGATTTAACGGTGCTGGCTGAGTATCGGGAAGAGATGGAAAAACGCGCTGAAGCTGTTGAGCGCAAGAATCATCGCACATGGTACAGCAAGCCACGCAGTGAAATGGGTGTGACATGCTCAGGCCGCCAGAAGCAACGCGGAAAATCAATTCCAGCTTATTACGATTGAGGTGAGCCATGCTCAAGAAAGTCAAACGCCGACTTTACAAAGAAGGTAGATATTCATGCCAGTTGCCAAAATGCGACACAACAAAATGGAGTGTCGATGATTGGTGTAACTGGATAGATAGATACGGAACTTGGTGGGATAAATAACAGGTAACTTAAGCGTATTTACTTTCGCAGCAAACCACTTATTTGAGGTGATATATGGAAGAACAAGCAAACAAGATTCTCGTAGAGCTACCGCAAGCCACGCAGTGAAATGGGTGTGACTTGTGTTGGTCGCCAGAAAATGAAATTAGGCAGTAAGCTACTGTATGAGGGGTGAGATATGCATAAATGTCAGTTCTGTGGATACATGTTTGAATCAAATGAAATGCAACGTATTTCGTTAAACCTTATCGGTAGGCCATACAACATTTGCCTAGGATGTAGCGAGAAATACAAAAACAAAGACATGTGGGACGACAATAAAAACGATATCGACTGGAATAAAGTGCCATGTATTGATGATAGTTAAAAATAATTATGCCGCATAGTCGGCCTTCTTTTGGCATAAACAACAGAATAAACACTGCACTGAATTATTTGAGGTGAGATATGGAAGAACAAGCAAACAAGATTCTCGTAGAACTACTGCAAAAAGCCAGTAATGGAATAGACGCGGCTGTTTCATTTAGCCAGGCACAGATTCCTGATGTTGTTCATCAGTTGCTGCTATGGAATATGGTTGACAGTCTGATTAAAACATTAATGGCCATTCTAACAATCCCACTGGTTTTCTGGTTTATGAAGAAGCAGTGCCAAAGAGTTGAGACAGGTAAAATCGGTGATGAAGGATATTCATGGGAGAAAGGAAATCCCAAATACAGGCCGACAATGGTTTGGGATAGCAAAGGTGATATTAATCTTCTTATCATGCCATTGGTTGTAGTTTTGACTCTGTGGGGGATTTTTATTATTGGTGTAGTAACCAATATGACTTGGTTAAAAATTTGGCTGGCCCCAAAGCTTTACCTTATCGAATATGCAGCATCATTGGTTAAGTAATTTCAGGCCGCATAGTCGGCCTTTATTTTGGGCATAAACAACAGAGGTGAATATGAAAGAGTTTAAGGGTACGCCTGGTAAATGGAAGTACACGGTTAGAAACGTCAACGAGATGATGACTACGTTCCATGGTGTGACGATTGGTGACACATACATTGAAGCAGCAACAAGAAATGAAAGGGAGGATGCGCTACTGATAGCGGCAGCACCTGACCTTCTCGAAGCACTTCAGTTATTACTTAAGCAATCCAAAAATAGAACAACGACAACATATCCAGAATGGTATGAAGCTGTTAATAAAGGTCTTGCAGCAATCAGAAAAGCTCTTGGGGATAAGTAATGAAAGTAAAAATAACTGCTTCTAATACCAGTTTTGTTAGTGTTGGTGATATTACAGAAGTAATAACAAACCATGATGGAACACAAGTTATGTGGTCTGATTTTTGTAAAAGATATGAGCGAGTCACTTGGTGTAAACTCGTATGGGGAGTCGAATACGAAGAATTACCTGAAATGCATGACGAATAAGCACTGTGTATTCATTCCAACGAGTGAATACACGGAGCAATGTCGCTCGTAACTAAACAGGAGCCGACTTGTTCTGATTATTGGAAATCTTCTTTGCCCTCCGATGTGAGGGCGATTTTTTTGATGGAGGATATATGAGTGAAGTAACAGATTTAGTTGTTATTGAAAAAGCAAATGCAATGACTGTATTTCAGTCTGCCGACCAGATTGAAGAAATCCTTCAAAAGGTTGAACGTGAAGTTATGTCCTTTGTGCCTGATATCACAACGGCAAAGGGCAGAAAGGAGATCGCTTCTCTGGCGTATAAAGTTGCGCAGACGAAAACATATCTCGATGGTCTTGGAAAAGACCTTGTTGCTGAACTGAAGGAAATTCCAAAGCTAATTGATGCCAACCGCAAGACAGTGCGTGATCGCCTTGATGAGCTGAAATCCAAGGCACGCCAGCCTCTTACTGATTATGAGGAGGAACAGGCACGGATTAAAGCCGAAGAAGAAGCTAAGGCAGCAGCTGAAGCTCTCGCAAAGCAAATTGAGTCTGACCATGAAATAGCTATTTTGATGGATCGCGAATTTGACCGCCAAAGAGAAGAGGCAAGACTCAAAGCGGAGCAGGAAAAGCGAGAGCATGAAGAACGCTTAAAAAGAGAAGCTGAAGAGAAAGCCAGAGCAGAAGCCGAAGCAAAGGCAAAAGCCGAAATTGAAGCAGCAGCAAGGCGAGAAGCAGAAGCTAAGGCCGCAGCGGAACGTGCAGAGCGTGAACGCATTGAAGCCGAGCAACGAGCACAGCGCGAAGCAAAAGAGGCAGCAGAACGAGCTGAAAGAGAAAAGCAGGCGGCAATTGAAGCAGAACGCCGAAAAGCACAGGAGGAGGCTGAACGAATCCGGCGCGAGGCTGAAGCAAAAGAGCAAGCCAGAATAGCAGAAGAAAAAAGAATCAAGGAAGAAGAAGAGTGTAGAGCAAAGGATAAAGCTCACCGGAAAGAAGTAAATAACAAAATACTTGCTGACCTTATCAAGGTTGGCGCATCAGAAGATGTTGCTAAAAATATCATAACAGCCATCGTAAAAGGCGAAGTATTCGCAACAAAAATAACCTACTAATAAAACCAACATAAGGAACCACCCATGATTTACGCAATCGCGGGAGGCGCTCGCATGGGTGCCTTCCAATTAAATGAATCTTTACTTGAACGAATCACCCGTAAATTACGTGACGGATGGAAACGACTCATCGACGTACTTAATCAGCCAGGAGTTCCAAAAAATGGATAAAACACTTATGGCTATTCAGACTAAATTCACTATCGCCACTTTTATTGGCGATGAAAAGATGTTTGGTGAGGCCGTCGAAGCCTACAGAAAATGGAGGTCTAAATGATTCCGGTAGAGCTGGCGAAAACTCCAGAGTTAAGTCGATTAAAAAGAGAATATCACATTGCTGAGGCTCGTTACTGGCGTAAAGCGGGAGATAAATCAAAGAAACAACTTTGTTTATGGCAAGCACAAAGAGAGCGCATGAATGAGCGCGAATTTCTTTCCTCCCCATCCGAATTACCATTCTGAGGTGAATTATGGGAACTGCGACATTAATACTCGGTGAGTCTGGCACCGGAAAATCAACCAGCATGAGAAATATCAATCCAGAGGAAGCAATACTTATAAAACCAATAGGCAAGCCGCTACCATTTAAATCAAAAGAATGGCTGGCATGGGATGCCAGAGCAAAAAAAGGAACCGTAGTTACCACTGACAAATGGGACGTAATAGTTGCCGTAATTAAGCGTGCTCACGAATACGGGAAAAGAATCGTTATTGTTGATGACTTCCAGTATGTGATGAGCAATGAGTTTATGCGCCGCTCAGAAGAAAAATCGTTTGATAAATTTACTGAGATAGGCCGCCACGCATGGGAGGTGATTAAGGCTGCACAGGATGCACCTGATGACCTGAGAGTCTATTTTCTTGCGCACACCGAAGAAACCCCTATGGGGCGCGTGAAAATGAAAACTATCGGCAAAATGCTGGACGAGAAAATCACTGTCGAAGGCATGTTTACTATAGTTCTTCGCACTCTTACCCGCGATGACCAGTTCTTTTTCACCACGAAAAACAACGGTGCAGACACTGTTAAATCCCCAATGGGAATGTTTGATTCCAATGAGATTGATAACGATCTCTCTTTCGTCGATGCCACTGTTTGTGATTACTACGGCATCAATAATGTTCATCAAATTAAGGAAAACGCCGCATGAGCAACGTGATTTTTACTTATAACGAAGAAGCAGCACTGACCGCAGGGCAAGGTGGTTTTATTAACGAAACTGGCGCTCATATCATTACCATTACTGAAGCAGAACTAAAGCAATCAGAAAAAGGAGCCAAATTTATTGAGTTTTCTGGCGAATCCGACGACGGACGTAAAATCCAATATCTTAGCGTCTGTGTTCAGAAAAATGACGGAACGGAAAACAAATTTGGCGCAAATGTCGTTCACGCCATGATGGGGTGTGCCGGGATTGGACAATTAACGCAGCATATGGTTTCCGCCAGTAAATTTGTTGCACCTGAATTTCATGGAAAGAAAATCGGGTTAGTGCTTCAGAAAGTATTAACCACAAACAAAAAGACTGGCGCAGACAGCTACCAGATGGAAATACGCATCCCGTTTATTGCACAAACAGGTCAAACCCTTAAAGAAAAGGCAGAAGGCAAGCAACCAGAAACTATCGCCAACATGGTTGCCAATCTCAAAGATAAAGACAATCGCTCTAAAAACGTAAGCCAGAATCATGCAGATGATTATGGTTACAGCCAGAACGATTACCCTCCTTTCTGATTACTGAAAATAAGGCTCCCATTATGCCAGCGCCTCTGTATGGTGCGGATGACCCGCGCCGCTGTTCCGGCAATTCCGTATCGGAGGTGCTGGATAAATTCAGAAAAAACTACGACCTGATAATGTCGCTACCGCAGGAAACGAAAGAGGAAAAGGAATTTCGCCATTGTATATGGCTTGCAGAGAAAGAAGAACGCGAGCGAATTTACCAGACATCAATCCGACCATTCCGCAAAGCCACATATACCCACTTCCCTGAATATATCGACCCGCGCCTGCGTAATTACCGCTCACGCTATGGCGCTATCAGTAATGACTGAGGAATTTACCATGAGAGGACTTGCATACAATCCCGGCATTCTTCCGGCAGAAATGATTATTCGCCAACGCGTAAAGCCAATGCCATCGAGAGAGGAATTGCTTAAGAGAAAGAGTTTCGGTTCTGTTAATGACAACAAATATCTGAATGCGATGTGGCGCAAAGGAGGCAACCAGTGAGCAAGATTGACTATCAGGCACTGCGTGAGGCGGCAGAGCAGGCAACGAAAGGGAGCTACATCGTAGGGCATACATCGGGCAATCAGCATGGGAATATAACAGGAGTTTTTGTTTGTCAAAAATGGAAAGGAGAACCCGGTGGTGTGATTGCGGAATGTCATGTTAACTGCCTGGTTGAAACAGATGTTCAGGCTTATGCAAACGCTGAATTTATTGCTGCTTTTAATCCAAATGTTGCGCTGGCACTACTGGATGAACGAGATGCATTAAATGAACGCCTAGCCGAACTGGAGGCTGATTTAGCAGGGCTGGCCGAAGACCACCAGAAAGCGACTGAGTCAATTAAGCAGGCTGATGCAGCTGTTAAGTTGGCACACGAGAAGTTTTCGGCGCTGGCGGCGGAGAATGCGATGTTGAAGCAACGGACACAGCAACTTATCGACATCATTAGTAATACTGACAATGACTACTGCATGTGTGGTTCTGCTATGAAAGACCACGTGCACAGCGGATGTGGTTATCCTACTGGCATGTTCGATTATTACTACAACCAGTGGCTGGAGTCAGATAACAAAACCCCAGCCACCGATGCTTTTCTGGCTGAAGTGCGGGCGCAGGGTGTGGATTCAGCGATTAACACAGTCATTGCGATGATGAACCATCAGCATCCTGTCACATCGAAGGCAATCGACATAATGCGCGTCCATGCCTACCAAATTCGCAAAGGAGTGCAGTCATGAGAAAATCATACATCGTTATTCAGCAGTACTGGTGGTGCAACGAGAAAGGCCATGGAGTTGAATACACGACAGACGGCGTTGACTTCGATAAGCGCGATAAGGCAATCAAGCATGGTCTGAAAACACAAGGTAGTGATGATTTCAACATCGGCGTTATCGAAGGCGGTAAGCTTGTTTCCTTCGACTGGATGAATGAGCCAGTGGGTGAAAGTGCAGAGACACTTGCTGAAATTGCAGAAGCCATCGGTTACGAAGGAACCGCCCAATGAGCAACATCGACAAACAGGCGCTGCGTGAAATCGCAGCGGCAGCAGTTGGCGCACATGAGCGCCTTAGTGTTATGCCGCCTGATGACATTTTCGATATCTCACTGGCAGAAGGAACTCAGCTTGATGCAGATATCACTGCCTTGAACGCGCTGAACTCCGCAGCAAACCCCACTACCGTGCTGGCGCTGCTGGATGAGCTGGAAGCCAAAGACTCAAGCATCTCTACTCAGCAGCATGAAATACGTACACTTCTTAATGCTCTAGAGCAAGCAACGGAGAAGCGAAACTCTGACATTCCTGGTCAGAAACGACTGATTGGGTGGCGGGCATCAGACTACACCGACGAGACATCTGACCCTGAGTTAGCTAAAAACTGGGCCGCTGCAATTGGTGTACTGCCTATTTTTGAAGGTGATGTGAATACCAAGCTTAGCGCCGCTGGCATCAAGGGGGAGTAGGGATATGGCTGAATTTACGAAAGAGCAGTTGATTGAGAAGCTTGAGCGCCGTCTTGCGGTAACAACCCATTACCCTGATTTTGAAGAAGCGCAACTCGATGCGCAAATCTTCAAAATCGCACTGGAAGCGCTGACGGCTGGCATGGAGCAGGAGCCGGTGGCGTGGCTGCTGTCAGGCGGCGGCGCAAAAAACAACGTCAGCTTCGATAGTGGCAATGCTTATGCCGACCCGCTGCGAGAAGTAACGCCGCTTTACGCCTCCCCGCCAGCGCCGGTATCTGTGCCTGATTTGAAACCAGTTGGCTTTTTATTCGTGTCCGATGATGGCTCAGTTGCTTATTCTCCTGCTGGCTGGCCCATGAAAGGATTTAATCTAATCGGTCCGATTTACGGTGATGTGAACGCCTGCCGCGCCGCCATGCTTCAGTCCGATGGTACCCTCACCAATGAAGGTACCATGCAGTTGTCCGGTAATTCCGAACAAATCGAACCCGTAAGTAATCGTGATGAGTTGCCGTTGGACTATCTGCAAGGTCACAAAGACGGCCTTGAATGGGCGGCGCAACTGGCAGAGGCCAATCATCCGCAAACAGGTGACTGGTTATACGACGACCCAATCGATCTTGCCAGGGCGATTCGCAAAGGTCCGGATATGCCTACTGTTCAGGCTGGCAACTCTCCGGTAACTCCGGATGGTTGGGTTATGGTGCCGAAGGAGCCAACTCAGGCCATGATTAAAGCGTGGCTATCAGAGATTGCTAACTTTCGCGGTCATGCTGCTGGTTACAGGGCTGCTCTTGAGGCAGCACCACAACTGGAGGTTAACCGTGGCTAACCTGCAACTTGCCGTCAAAGGTGAATACTTCGATGCCATGATTCGCGGAGAGAAAACGGAAGAGTATCGCCTGTGTAATGACTACTGGAATAAGCGAATTATGTTACGCGAGTATGACCGCCTGATTATCACAAAGGGATATCCGAAGCGCGACGACTCCAGCCGTAGAATTGATGTTCCGTATGACGGATATGAAATCAAGACAATCACACATCCGCACTTCGGCGATAAACCGGTAAAGGTGTTCGCGATAAAGGTGAATATCGGCAATGAATAACAATCCTCGCACTCGCGGGGATTTCTTTTATCTGAACTCGCTACGGCGAGTTTTGTTTTATGGAGATGATAAATGCACTTCCGAGTCACAGGTGAATGGAATGGAGAGCCATTCAACAGGGTTATCGAAGCAGAGGACATCAACGACTGCTATAACCACTGGATGCTATGGGCGCAGATAGCACATGCAGACGTAACCAATATTCGAATTGAAGAACTGAAAGAACACCAAGCCGCCTGATGGCGGTTTTTTCTTGCGTGTAATTGCGGAGACTTTGCGATGTACTTGACACTTCAGGAGTGGAACG